TAACAAACACATTTTCTTTATTCATTGTGTGATATAGTATTCTCATAAATTCATCTGTGCCTGATGTATCTAACGAACTATCAAATATCTCATCTAATATTAATAGATTTGTATTTGTTGAGTTCTTCAATTTAGCAATCTCACGCCAGGTGAATAGTATTGCCAAATCAATTCTTAGTTTTTCGCCTTCACTAAAAGAGTGATATTGAAAATCATCTCGGTGTCTTGATTTAATTGTTTCGTTGAACTCCTCATCAAGACTAAAATTAACAAAGAAGTCCATATCAGCAAGATTCTTATTGATGTACTGATTCATTATCGGTAGATATTGTTTGATAATCTTGGTCTTAATACCAGTATCTTGCATCAAATGTCTTGCAGTATCTATATATAGTTTTTCTTCTTTATGTTTTAATTTACTCTTACCTGCCTCAGTTAGTTGTTCTTGTAGTTGATTCAGTTCGCCTGTTGCAACGCCGGTTGAAAACTTCTCGTCTGATAGGTCATCTATTTCTTTTTGTATCTTAGATTTGTATTTGTCTATTTCAGTTATAGAAGTTTCATAACGATTGATAAGTAGTTCTTTTTCTCGTATCGCAACAACAGTTTGATTAATCTTATCTAGTTTTTTCTGTGATGTTTGAATTGCATTATCAATCTGTTCCATACCTAGTTCAAGTTCTACAACTTTAGCTTCTTTGACAACTATCGTTGCCTTCTTAAATGCCTCATCAATTGACTGTTGGCAGGTAGGACAATCGTCATGTGATTGAAAAAACTTTAACTCTTTTTTGTGTTTGATACAAGTGTTCTCTAACTTTGCTTCCATACTCGTTAGTTTACCATGTTTATCTTTTACTTTTGTTTGGTCAAGTATCTCTGTTTGTAAATCTGTAATCTCTCGCCTGACACGAGCAATATCTTCTTTATAGTTTTCTATATCTGTTTCTGAGGTGGTAATGGCAACTTTTTTTAAGTTAACAGTATCTTTATTAGTGTTACTAATATCATCTATATGTTTCTGTTGTGTGGCTATCTTACCATCTAATAATTGAAAATCAAAATCTGCCTGTTTGATTGTTTCGTCTTGTGCCTTTGCCTTTTCTCTAAACATTAGATTGAGCTTAGAAAAGATTTCAATGTCAAGGATTTCTTCTACAACTTCTCGTCTGTGTCTGGCACGAAGTTGCATAAAAGGAACAAATGATGCGTTGCCTAGTATTACAACTTGTGTGAATGACCTAAAGTTTAGTTTGAGAATGTGTTGTTCTAAATGTTTTTGATAATCTCTAACAGCAGCATCTTGATTCAACATATCACCATCACACCAAATCTCAAAGATGTTAGGTTTAATGCCTCGGATAATCTTGTACTGTTTTTTACCAATCTGAAATTCTACTTCAACAATACAATCTTTCTCATTAATTGTGTTGACTAGTTGGTCTTTCTTAACAGCACGAAATGGTTTTGCAAACAAACCAAAGCACATAGCATCTAACATAGTAGATTTACCAGCGCCGTTATTACCAACAACTAATGTTGTGGGCGCCTCATTTAAATTAATCTCTATAAATTGTTGCCCTGTTGATAAAAAGTTTTTATATCTTACTTTCTTAAATATTATCATGGTTTAATAGCATCCGTATCTTGTGCTTCAATGTACATTTCTTTAATCATCACTTTCAATCTATCTTTATCTAAGTCAACTTTTAATTGGTCGACATAGTTGTTTACTAAGTTCATTGTATCTTCAGCACCGTCAACAACATCATCACTTACACTAGCCGCAGATAGGTCAGAATAATCTTCTAGTATTTTTAGTTCGTGTACAGATATATCACTATATAGCCTTTCAAGTAATCTGTCAAACATTTCATTGTCTTTTTTATTAACAACAACCAACTTCACATACTTTTGATTGTATTCTGTAATATCAAACTTATCATAATTTGTTAGTACATCATCATAATGCAGTTTGATAAACATGGTATTTGGATTAGGCACAAACTCTACATCTCTTGTTTCAGTATCAAAAACATGAAAACCTTTCTGATTCTTATAGTCTGACCATGTGATTTCGTATTGATTGCCTAGATAGAATACTTGACCATCGTCATTCTTATGGTGAAAATGACCACTATAAGTTCTTTCGAAACGACTTACGATACTCTTATCATGCCCATGTGTTTGTTTCATGGCGTCATTCATACTGAAACCATTCAAATCAAAATGACCCATGCAGACATCTGCTTCGGCAGTCTTTAACATTTCAATTGAGGCTGCTTCATTCTCTGGATTAATCCAAGGCATCATCAGTAACTTTGTACCATCAAAGTCTACAACTTTTGCTTCTTCATATATCCAAGGCTCATTAACGCCGTCAGGAGATGTGCATAACTCCTTTATGGCATTTACTTTGTTTGTGTTTCGATAATAGATGTCGTGATTGCCGATAATGATATGAGTATCGATTTTCTCATCCCATAGTCGTTGCATAAACTTGTTTCTAAAGTTGTGAGCAATCCTAAAGTTAATAAACTTTCTTCTGTCTACGACATCGCCTAAGTGAATAAGCGTTTTGATGTTGTGTTCTTTTAGATAAGGAAAGAATACCTCATCATAGAACTTGTGGAAAAAATCATCAAATATAAGACTATCGTTTCTGGCACCGAAATGGGTGTCGTTCAATAAGGCTATTTTCATAATATATTATTTTTTAGTTTCTTCAGCTTTCTTCTTATCTTCTGGTAGTTCTTCCCTACTGTTCCTATGTAAAAAATCTAACATGGCACTTTGATATTGTGTATCATCGCCTTCCATTGAGTCCATCATGTTTTCAATACCGAAGTTTTGAATCATCTTTTGTTTAACATGTTGTTGTTTTTTCTCTTTCTGAATTCTACGAATAAATGCATAGTATATAATCTGTGTAAAGTATGCAAATGGGTTCTTACTTTTTTCGGGGTCGAAGTTGTCCATGTATTGTAGACAATTCTCTATACCATCTGAAATCATATCATCTCGATATGTATAGTTGATAAAGTTAGGTCGATATGATAAGTGATTAGCAATCTTTAGATAACATTCACCTATATAATTAGTAACAGTCGGTCGTCTTTTGCCTTCTTCTTCGGCTTTAATTCTTAACAAACGATATTCTGTCATTGCTTCGAGAAACTTCTTATTATCTACATAATGAGGTTTCTGTTTTGGTTTTAGTTTTACTTCTTCTTCTGCCATATTATAGTCCTTTTCTGTCATTACGCTTCATAAGATTCTTTAGTGTTTTAACTAAATTAAGTTTCTTACGACTTTTTGTATCCTTCAAGTCATGAAGTTTCTCTTTCGTATGTTTCAACTGGGTTTCTTTTTTAATGTTTCTACTAGTTGTTTTATTCATGTAGTTATTATACATTAGTTGAAAGGGAATGTCAAGCTTATTAGCTTATTAATATTAATTGGAATAAACGCTTGACAAGATGTAAAAAGTACTGTATAATCGCATATGTAGATGCGGTGAGAGACCATAAAGCTACCTAGAACCTAGTGAAACTTCTTAGAAGCTATTTTATGACCGCCAATTACATTACTCGCTTCTTCGTCCCACTCAAGCAGTTCTTCATCTTCTTCGTCTGCTAAATCTAATATTCTATCTATATCGTCAGCACTTAACGCTGGTCTGATTTTGGCATCACTCGTTTCAATTTTATTCAATACAACTTCATAGTAATGTGCTAAATCAACAGACGCTAAAGTTATTACAACTACTTTGTCTTTTGCAATAACAAACTCTACATCATCAGTAAATGGTATCCATCTTGATAGAGTTGTATCTTCTTTTAGACCCTCGTTTGTCATACGAGGTATTGTTACTAACTCTAACGGGTTAATAATTCTCATATGTTCGTCATCAACAGAGATAGTTCCCATTAACAGACTTCCGTCCATTAACTTTGCTAGTCTGTAATCAGTAGGGTGCGTTGGTTCGTTTAATGTTTCCATACTTATATTTATATCAGTCCTTGAGGTCTATGCTGTGCATTTCGTAATCAAATTCTTCTTCTGTGTAGATGTTTATTCTCTCTTGAAAATGCTTCAAGGTAAAGTTTTCTTTTGACTTCCATGTCATATCATCAGCAATATCATACAATGTAGCATCTACCTTGTTATCACCTAGTCTTAGACCACGACCAATCGATTGCAGGTTTCTCACTCTACTCTTAGACGGACTTGCAAATATAATATTATGTAGATTCTTAATATTGACACCAGTAGAGAATGTGCCATAACTTGCAACAATGATAGCATCTTTTTCTTTCTCAACAATGCCTCGTATTGCTTCTCGTTCATCTGCCTCAACACCGCCAAAAATATAAAAGACTTTTCTATCATCGGCTGCCTTCTCTTTAATTATCTCATGTAGATTCTTACCATGTTTCTCTACGAGTTGAAATAACACAAGAGTATTGCCTTCTAGTTTAATTGCAAGGTTACGAATGAAGTTCTGCCTTGATTTACTACTGACAAGATAGTCAATCTCATCTTGATATTTGCCTTTTGAAATCGCTTGACAATGTTCTGGAGTGTGTTTCAATATCAGACAACGAACAGTTAGATTTGAGAGTTGTTTTTTGTCCATCAACTTTCTTGTTGATGTAACTTTATTCACAGCACCAAACAATCCTTCTAATACAAGTTTGTGTGTCTGAGCGCCGTCAAGTGTTCCTGTTAACCCAATTCTATATTTGCAGTCTGTCAGTTTAGACATAATCTCTGTCAATGATTTTGATTTAAACAGATGTGCCTCATCGCCGAACACAACGCCAAACTGGTCAAAGTATGCTTTAGGTAAACGAAACAAACTCTGCCATGTCGATATCAAAACTTTCTTGTCAGTTACATTAGAATATCCACTATACAATCTATGACAATATTTTTCTACATTCCAACCATACTCTTGAAAGTCAGAATACATTTGTTCTACGAGTGAGGTTGTCGGCACGATTAACAGTATTCGATTGTTTGTATCGTCTTTGATTAGATGTGAATAGTATCGAATAAGCGAGTATATAATAAACGATTTACCA